GAGGTAGAGTTTAACGTTAATCTGGGCGCGCTCCAAGAAGCTATTCAAGAACTTAAAGGCGAGATGGATGCATCCGAAGAGATTGAGCTTACTGAAGAAGATTTGACGGCATTGCTTTCTGGCGAGACTCTCGAAGAGGCAGCAAAGCCTGACTTTTTAGATCTTGATGACGACGGCGACACAGACGAGCCCATGACACAAGCGGCCGAAGAGGCCGAAGAACTCGATGAAGACGATAGTTCTGTAATTGATACGGCTGTAAATAAACCCTTCGAGATTAACGAAGATGAACTCGTTGACGCCATTATGGAAAAGCTTACAGTAGATATGAGTGCTCAACTTGCTGGCTGGGCAGGGCGTTCCGCCGAGAGTACCAAATATGAAATGGAAAAGGAACTCTCCCGCCGTCGCAGTACTGAACAGCTAGAAGATTTAGAGCCTTTGAGAAAGGCAGCAGAAGAGTTGACCTTTGAAAACAAACAACTCAAACAACAAGTTTTACAATATAAAGAAGCGCTTGGTGAATTGAAATCAACTTTGGTTGAAACCAATTTGTCAAATGCGCGTTTACTATACACGAACCGTGTTCTTAGGAATATCTCCTTGAATGAGCGACAAAAAGAAAGAATTGTCGAATCGATTTCTAATGCTGGTTCTGTCGCAGAAGCAAAGACAATATATGATACGCTTCAAAGCACAGTGGCGGCTGCTCCTAAACGCAGCCCACAATCACTGAGCGAGGCCATCACCCGTCGTTCTTCTGTAATCCGTGCTACTCGTCAAGAGAGCACATCATCCGATCCTCATTTGGATAGGATGAAAAAACTAGCAGGTATTAAGTAAAATTAATACTAATACTATAAGGAGGTATTAAAATATGGCTGGTATCATCGAACGATTGACCGAAGGAGTTATCAATCGTGATATGCGCGCCGAAGGTCACGCTTTGTTATCAAAGTGGGAGCGCACAGGTCTTCTAGAAGGACTTGAGGATGACCGTAAAAAGCAATCAATGGCTCGTCTCTTGGAGAATCAAGCCAAAGAGCTGCTTCGTGAAAGCTCAAGTATGGCCGCTGGTGATGTTGAAGGTTTTGCCGCCGTCGCATTCCCCATCGTCCGTCGAGTTTTTGCAGGACTGATCGCAAACGATCTCGTTTCCGTTCAGCCAATGAGTCTACCTAGTGGTCTCATCTTCTTCCTAGATTTTGTGTTCTCACAAGATATCGGCTCTACTACAGAGCCGGATCGTCTAGGAAACTTCCGTGATAAGTCAATTTACGGCACCAACCGAGTAGGTAGCCAGATTACTGGCGGTGTCGATCTAGTTGGCTCCACTCTTAAGGAAGATCTTTCTGGTCCGCGTACTGTGGGCGCCCGAGGCTATGCCTACGGTAGTCCAACTGGCTCTGCTGCTGTTAGTTCAAGCAACATTAGCCTTTCACAGCACTCTCTTTCTGGCGCTTCTGCAGCCCAGAAGAAGGCGCTTCTGTACGACCCAGACGTTCTAAGTTTGAGTGGTTCTACAACTGGATATTGGGTTATCCGTGCTGATGTTCCAAGATCAGGTCTAAATGCAAATGCTGACTTTGAAAACTTGGGCGCTATGTCATGCTCCATCGCGGGCACCAACGGGCTGAATGGCATTATGGATACCGCTGGAGCGATTACATCTGCCAACGCGAAACAACTTCGTCGTTTGACCCACTTTACGGGTTCAAAAGATGGCGCAAGTCTCCAACTGTACTTCTTGACTACAGTTGATATGAGTAACTTGACTAAGGGTTCAGCCAATCTGACTGTAATTTACCCCTTGAAGGATAACTTCAACGCCAGTAACGCAGTTGGTTCAGTTGTGGGTGCCGCAACCTGGGCTCTTGAAGGAAACGACATGATTCCAGAAATCGACATCAAGGTCGATTCCGTGGCTGTCACAGCACAAACCAAGAAGCTCAAGGCTAAGTGGACGCCAGAGTTGGGACAGGATCTAAACGCCTATCACAACCTTGACGCCGAAGTCGAGCTTACCAGCATTCTCTCCGAGCAGATCGCTCTTGAGATTGACCGTGAGATCCTTGCGGACCTCGTTAACGGTGCAACCGCTGGTACTTACTACTGGTCACGCTCCCCAGGAATGTTCCTGAACCGCACGACCGGTACTGAAGTTGGAGCCAGCTCAGCTGCACCCGACTTCACAGGTACAGTCAGTGAATGGTATGAGACTCTTGTCGAAACCGTTAATGACGTATCTGCTCAAATCCACCGTAAGACTCTACGTGGTGGCGCTAATTTCGTCGTCTGCGGACCTGAAATTGCCAACATTCTTGAGTTTACCGCTGGATTCCGTGCTTCCGTCACTGGTGATGACGAGAAGGGCTCTATTGGTGCTCTCAAGACCGGTAGTCTTTCCAAGAAGTTCGATGTGATTGTAGATCCCTACTTCCTTCGTAACGTTGTCTTGGTTGGTCGCCGTGGAGGCTCCTTCCTTGAGTCTGGATATGTGTACGCTCCATACGTACCACTACAGACTACACCCACAATCTTCGGACCCGAAGACTTCGTGCCCCGCAAGGGCGTGATGACTCGGTACGCCAAGAAGATGGTTCGTCCCGATATGTACGGACTTGTGGTTGTACGAGGTATTGAAGGTGAGGCTGGTGCCACTAGCTAATCTTTAGTTAGAACAACTTCGATATAAATGTTAAGCCTCTCTTCTTCGGAAGGGGGGCTTTCATTTTTATGAGACTATTTATAGGTGAACTTAAAAGTTCAAACCAAAGTTATCGGGTAGACTTAGAGCTACCCCCTAGTATTGTTGAAATAGGCCGATACAGGGACATGATTATAAAAGGAGGGTTTTTAACTATGGGAACGAAAAGAATAGGTCTCGCAAGAATCGAGGCATTAGTAGAGAATTTGAAGAGAGAGATTGCTTTTGGGGCAGGCACAACCCTCAAGGGCTTTAGAAAGCAAGTAGTACTGAGTGGTGGTGGAACTACCACATTAACAGCAGCGGATTCAGGCGCTTATTGTATATTTAACGTAGCAGCAGCATCTAATTTCACACTACCAGCCCCAAAGTTGGGGATGCATTTTACCTTTATTCAAACAATTATAAACACCGCAGATCATGTCATTCAAGCGGCTACAAATGATCACGGGTTTTTGGGCGGTGTGACGCTGACGAATACAACCGCAGACCAAACTGATACATTCTCAACAGCAACTGACGGAAATAATGATTTCATTACTCTGAACGCTACTACAACAGGCGGTGCAGCGGCAGGATCGATAATTGAAGTTGTTGCTATTTTAGATTCATCGGCAGCTAAATGCTGGGCAGTTTCCGGTAATCTTATCTGTTCTGGTGCCGGCGCAACACCATTTGGTGATGCACAGATCTAATAGCTAACGCTTATTAATCAACAAATTCAAGCCCCCTTTTTTCGGATTGGGGGTTTTTTTTGTTGACAAGTTAAGCTTAACCTGTTATATTAAAGTAAACCGGAACACTAGGAGAACAAATGTCCGAACCTATAAATATATTTCCAGCCGAACCTATAAATAATGATGCAGAAAGCACCGATCCAGAAGATCGCGCTTCTTGGTTGTTGACAGATAGGATAGATTATTTGGAGCAAGTGGCTGGACACCTTTTAGAACAAAACAAGGATATGTTAGGACATCTCGCCGAGTTAGCCGCGGCCGTTAAAGAAATCTTTGACGGCGACTACGAAGAATAAGGCTATTCTGCTATCTTTCAAAACCCCCTTCCAATCGGTTGGGGGTTTTTTGGAAAGAGAAACTAAAAAAACCAATTTGTCAAAAAATATTGCCGCCAATTTTTTGAGATTTTCGGTTTTGTTAAATTAGTACTATTTATTATATAAGATAGGAGTTCCCCATGGGAAAGAAAAGAAGACTAAAAAGCGCTGCTTCTAAGTTTAATTCTAAACATAAGACGCACCCCCGCGCTAAACTTTTAATGGAATTGTCCGATACGGTCACCGATACCAAAACCGAAACCGAAACTGTTGAAGAAGTAGTTGAAGAAACAATACCCGAAGTGACTTTGGTATCTAAAGAAGTCAAAACCAAGGCGAGCACAAAAGCAAAAGCCACAAAAGCAAAGAAGGTTGCGACTTCGACACCGAAAAAGACACCGAAAAAGACAACCAGAAAGACTGCGCGCAGAACAAGATAAAACAAAATAGTCGACACTACAGCATAAAATTGGCTTCAGTTTGCCTGGGGTTTTGTTCCGCAACTTACTATTTACGTTGTAGGAGTACGCATGCATGCCAACCAATTTAAACCCAGCAGCTCAAAGTAGTGCCATAGTATTAACAGCCACAGGAAGCACTGCTAAAGTTGCGGCAGCGCTGCCATTTGGTATTTATACTGGCTCCGCGCCGTTTATTACCGGCGCCTCTGAACAAGTTGCTTATGTATATAAGAAGCTTGGTGGTGATGTGGTTGACGTTGAACTTACACCAGGCAATGTTTACGCTGCTTATGAAGAAGCTGTTCTAGAATATTCTTATATTGTAAACCTTTACCAGGGTAAAAGTGTTTTATCAAATGTTTTAGGTTCTGCTACAGCTTCATTTAACAGTAGAGGCGAGATTAAATCAGGACCCAGCGGCTCAAACCTTAAATATCCACGTCATTCTTTAGGATATTCAAAGCGCGTAGGAGATGCCGCTGCCGCCGCCGGTGGAATGGGCGGCACCGTTCCACAATATTCAGCATCGTTCAAGCCGGTTACTGATCAACAAGATTATGATTTACAAAATATTATATCTTCTTCTTCTGCTTCTGGTGTTGATGACGGCGGTACCGCTGTTCCGTATTCAGGCAAAGTTGGAAGCAAAAGAATAATCATTACAAAAGTGTATTATAGATCCCCACGCGCTATGTGGCGGTTTTATGGTTATTATGGAGGTCTGAATGTTGTAGGAAACTACACCACCTATGGTCAATTTGCAGATGATTCGACATTTGAAATTATTCCCACTTGGCAAAATAAAATGCAAGCCATGGCGTATGAAGATTCAATTTATACTCGAACCTCTCATTATTCTTTTGAATTGATCAATAATAAGTTAAGACTTTATCCCAATCCCAGTAACTGGGGCTTTGGAGATAGCTTAAATGAACGAATATGGGTTAGATTCTATGTAGATCTTCAGCCTTATGAAATGGACGGTACGACTGATCAAGGCATCGAAGGTGTCAACAATCTGAATACACTCCCATTCGACAATATACCGTTTGCAAATATCAACGCAATTGGACAACAGTGGATTAGAAAGTATGCGTTGGCGCTTTGTAAAGAAATGTTGGGTCAAATTCGAGGTAAGTTTACAACTTTACCAATCCCTGGTGAAAGTGTGACATTGAATCATAGCGATCTTTTATCGCAAGCAAAAGCAGAACAAGACGCACTTAAAGAAAAACTAATGGAAATGTTGAAAGAAACCGAATACGTTGCACTGGCCAAACAAGATCAAGAAATCGCAGACGCCGCCACCAACGTTATGAAGGTCACACCGCTGCCAATTTTTGTGGGGTAATAATACATGTCAAATGAATGGAAAAGACCGTCAACCCCGCCTCCTCCTTTATTTCTAGGTAAAAAAGAAAGAGATCTTGTAAAACAAATTAATGATGAGTTGATCGAAAAGGTTATAGGTCAACAAATTTTGTATTATCCTATTGATATGCGAACAACCAAATTTCATGATTTGTATGGAGAGGCCATTGAAAAAACCTTTTTACCACCGATTCGTGTTTATGCCCTAGTTGAGTATACAGAATTTTCCACCACTTATATGGATAATGTAGGTATTGATAAAATGTGGGAGATTAATGTGCATTTTCACAAGAGAAGATTAGAAGAAGACCAAGACTTATATACTCGCGAAGGTGACTTTGTTCTCTATAATGATAATTACTATGAGATCGTCAAGCTTTCAGAGCCAAAGCTCTTGTTTGGGCAAGCCGGCCAAACATTTGAGATAGTTGCCAGATGTAGGAGAGCTAGAAAGGGGTTGTTTGATGCTACCTGATAATTTTGACTTTGCTATGCTTCCAACTGGTTCTGGAAACTATTCTCTTGAAGAAATAGGTATGCTATCTTCAACAATCGAAGATATCGATTATGCAATGGTTGATTGGCTTAAGAGAGATCTCGGTCTTTCTGCACGCAGCAATCAGGGATTTAAAAAAGTACCTGTTATTTGGCAAGCTCCTGAAAGATCCTTCCAACTTAAAAACAATCAAGATTTAAGAGACGCCGATCAGGCTATCATATTGCCTATTATTAGCGTTGAAAGAACCAACATCAGCAAGGATCCAGCGCGCAAGGGTTCATTCCAGGCGCATACTTATTCCACAGACAAAAACGGCAGGGCTGGGAGACTTATTGTTGCGAAACGAATTGTCCCAGACAAAACCAGAAACTTTGCGGTCGCATCGAACATGAGAGCTACCAATACCACTTCAGGAACCGAACAGCGCCATTATCCGAGAATAAACAAGAAAATAGTGGTTCAAACCCTCTCAATTCCGATTCCTATTTATGTCAGCGTAGATTACAAGATTATTATTAAGACCGAATACCAACAACAGATGAATGATCTTATGGCGCCGTTCATAACAAGAACGGGCCAAATTAATGCTTTTGTGATGAGAAGAAACAATCATCTTTATGAGGGCTTTGTACAGCAAAGCTTTGCACACAACAACAACGTCGCCTCATTAGCCGAAGATCCGCGCCTATTCACCACAGAAATAACTATTAATATACTGGGCTACTTGGTGGGTGAAGGTGTAAACGATGATCGACCCGTGGTGAGAGTGGATGAGAATACGGTTGAGTATCACTTTCCTCAGGAAAGCACAGTTCCTGCGGGGAATTTTAATTTGTGGGGTAAAGAATAGTTCAGGAACAGAATATTGAAAGTTGCGTATCCTTTTGGGTTTAAAAATACTATTTAAAGTATGATTAGGCATCGAATATACTTGCTTTTCAAAAGAGGAACCACAATATGTCAGTAAAAAGTTTCAAGTTTGTATCTCCTGGAGTGTTTATCAATGAAATTGATAACTCGTTCATTCCAAAATCCGCCGATGTAATCGGCCCCGTTGTAATCGGGCGCGCGACTCGCGGCCTTGCAATGCAACCAGTTACGGTTGAATCTTATTCAGAATTCGTAAACATGTTTGGTGATACAGTTCCTGGTAATGGCGGCGGTGATATTTACCGTGATGGTAACTATCAGGCCCCGATGTACGGAACTTATGCTGCGAAGGCTTTCTTGCGCGCAAACGTCGCCCCTCTTACTTATGTTCGTCTTTTAGGACAACAAATATCCAACAACACCGGCACCACCGCCGCAAAGGCCGGCTGGGCAACCACAAAGACTGTCAATGCCG